GCTCATCACTATACTTGCCTTCAAAAAAGTGCATTAAAGCATATTCACTTAATATTTGATTAAATTCTACAAAAGACTTCATCTGTATAAACAGTTTTAACTATTTATCACATACCTGCTTGGAACCTATTCCATTCAATTGCATTTTTGATTTGAAAAGTTCTATTAGATACATTCTTGATAATTTCTTCTAGAAATTTTAAAGTAGCATCATAATATCTTATCTTTAAATCAACCTTAGTTAATTTCTCATCTGCTTCCATATATCTCTGAATAGCATCTTTCTCACGTACCTTATATCCAAAAGGTTCTTCAACGTAAACTTCCGCAGGTGCTTTCCCAGTATAATAATTATACCTTTCTAATCTAACCCTATTATAACTTTCTCTTGCTTTTTCACGCAACAAAGTAACGGTATTATAAACCGTATAGTATTTTGAGTGTAATTGAGGTATTTTTAATGACTCATCATGTAGGTTATCAGGATCAATGACAGCATCACGCTCCCACATCTCCTGAATTTTGTCAAGATTCATAATTTAGTTCTACCGTCTGCTCCGAATATATTATACACAGTATACTTGAAAGTAGCCTCTGCTGTAAAGTATTGTATGTCACCATCAGTAGCATCAAATTCCAAAGAGGTTATTGATACTGGAAATAAATCACTAAATTTTACAATAGCAACATCTCTATAATTACTATTTAAAATGTGTAATGAACCATCACTCCACTGTTCATTTAGATCTCTAACTCCATCACGATCAGTAGTTTGAGTTTTAAATTGGTCTGGTGATTCTGGAAATCCTAAACCAGTCATCCAATTATGAACTGCCATATAATTTTCAAGATTCTCATCAACAAGAAATCTAAGATTTAAATCACCATAATCTAACTTCTCACTAGGAATATCAATATCCTTTAAGTATCCAGGTTGAATTGCAGTTCCAAGTGTTATCTCTGGTAGTCTTGCAGCATTACAAAAGAAAGAAACCTTTGGATAATTTCCCAAAGTAAATTTAAATCCTACTGGTGCAAGAAAATTCCTATTATCTATTTGGTTAACGAAAGGATCAGTCTTTGACATTATTCTCCTCCACCACCGTTGCCGCCACCACCGTTGCCGTTCCCACCATTACCATTGCCAGAATGGCCATTACCATTTCCATTACCGTTATTGGACCCATTACCATTCTTCTTACCCTCATCTTGATCATGTTCTAGATATCCTCTATGCCCTATATGATATCCTCTGGGAATAGATTTACATTTCTTATCAGTAAAACACCAATACTTACCATCAGGACATGTTTTTGCCTCTGTTGCTTCTTTAATGAATCTAAAATAATCTTTTTTTGTTAGTGTACTTCTATTCATGACATTTATAAATTCGTTTGATGCATCAACCATTCCTTCTATATCTTCAAGGGATAATTTCTCAACTGGAAATATATTAGACCATCTATAACTCAAATCCATAGGAGTTTGATAGGCATTAGTTATTGCATATGGCCATATGGTTTTATCAAAACCACCAGTAACTAGGGGATTTGGAGATGCATTAGTATATCCACCATTACCAACACTGTTAGTAGGTGCTGCTTCTCCTAGAAAATCCCCAAAGGTCTTCATTCTAATAGACCAGAATTTTTAAGGATAAGTTCATACCATTCTTCACTCATACCCATAATAACATTTTCTGCCATTTCAGGGTTTTCAGCATAACCTTCCTGTATCAAATACTTCTCAAGATAATCATGACGTTCAACTGCCTCTTTATATTGTTTTGGAGTAGGTTTCATCGTTAATCTAGCTTTATATGTATTTAGATAAAAAAAAGACCCCCTCGAAAGGGAGTCTTTGAAATTGAAGTATATAAACTTCTTACATAAGGTTGTTGACCTTAACACGACGGTAGTAAACGTTAGAGTTACGTGAAAGAACGCCTGGATTTGTAAGAGTAGCACCCTTAGCAAATGGGTTAGCAACGATCCCGTAACGAGTTTTGAAACCGATTTTAGGCTGGAATGTGTTCTCTCCAACTGCACGAACCATTTGTAGAGGAACGTATGGGCAGTAGAATAAACCAGCGTCATAAGGTGAAGAACCTTTATAACCAGCAACATAGTACTGAGAAGCAGCACTGTTAGCAGCATAAGGGTCAATGTAGACTCTGAACTTACCAGCAAGTACACCAGCGAAGGTATTACCTGTGTCGTCTACGTTCAAGTTAGCGTTAAGTGCAGGAGTATAATCCAATACACCAGCCATTGTTAGCGCAGAAGCAACGTCAGCGGAGCAAAGGATCATGTTGCCCTTTCCACGACGAGTTCTTTGTGCGATTGCGTTGGCATCTCGCTCGATCTGGAAGATCAGACCTTTGAACTTCTCAACTGACCAACGACCATTACTATCAACGTCTAAGTCGAATGTTCCAGCAGTTGCAGTGTTAACCTGAGCACCAGCTTCGGCAACGTTATAGATTGTTCTAATAACTTCTCTATTGATCTCAGCAAGAATCTCAGTAGAAAGAATGTTTGCCAATTCGGCTTCTGCATTCAATCCGTGGATTGCTTTAAGATCCTGAGCAAGTTCTAAACTGTACTCAGCTTTTAGGGCACGTGACTTAGCAGTAACCGTAACCTTCTCGATGGAGAATGCCATCTGGTTAAAGTTATTTGCTGCGCTATCTCCAAGAGATTCAGCGTCGTCTGTACGCATACCCTGACCTACGTTGTAGATCTTCTGTTGAGCAGCAGTACCAGTTGCTCCAAGGAGTCCAGGATTGGATCCTGCCTGAGCAGTTGTACCTAAACCAACGTTTCCGTCTACGAAACCGTTAGTATTTGTGTCGCCACCTTCTGGCTGAGAAGAGAATGCGGAATTAACCTCATCATAGAATGTCTCAGAACCGTCTTGCTTCTCATAGCGAGAACGCATTGCGAAGATTAGTCCAGTAGGACCATTCATCGGTTGAACACCAGCTAGGTCATAAGCGACCAAGTTTGGCATAGAACGACGGATTAGGCTGATTAGTACGGGGTCAAAACCAGCGGTTGGTGAAGATGCACTTGCACTGAAACCAGCATTTGCGCCAGAATTAGTACTGTTTGTTGGTGCAGCTTCTGAAAGGAATTCCTTTTCCTCTCTTAATGCTTTTTCTTGGTTTTCCAAGAGAACGGCGGTAACCATTCTACGATGCGAATCTTTAATTGGATCTTGTCCTTCAGCATCTAGTAGTGGTGCCCATTTCTCTTGTAAAGCCTCTTGATTGAGTGGGCCTTGCATTTGAAAATTTACCTCTTTAAATTTAGATAAGTAAGTTTGAATTTATGATATAAAAATCATTTTTTAGAAACTCTATTCAGAGTCTTCACGTAATGTTCCATTAAACCAGACACAGGTTGATAGTCTGAATTAGACTGCTCTTCTGATAGGTTCTCTGATTGGTCTCTTTGAGCTGTGTTTGTCGGGAAATAAGATTCCTTCAAAGTTTCCAGCTTCTCACGGTATGCGTTTTCACTTTCAAACTCAACATTTTCAACAAGTGAGGTAAGCTTGTCCTTTTGTGTTTGGGCAAGTCCTTCAGTTACTTCTGCAAATACTACATCAGATACCGATTCGGCTAATCTCTTGTTTAGAGCAACGTTCTTAGAAATTTGCTCATTGAGTTTTCCTTCCATTTCATCAAGTTTATCTACCATGCTCTCGATGACATCATATTTCTCTTCAGGGATAGTTACATAATGTTCTTCAAATAGTGACTTCATCCCGTTTAAGAAGGATTCTGTCATTTCTGTTTTCAGACCGTTTTCTACTGCGAGTGCATTTTCTTGTATCCACTCATCAGCAACGTATTCCAAGTAGGAATCAACACGCTCTGACAATTCTGTTTTAATATTAGCAACCTCTTCAACGAGTTTTTCCTCGTATGAAACGTTAAGTTGCTCTTTGATTTCTGAAACTTTCGAATTAATCGCTGCTTCAAAAATTGTTCTTGCTTTGCCTTGAGACTCTTCACTAAGTTCAAGTGAATTGACAAGAGCATTAATGTCTTCTTCAACATTGAATGTCTCTTCTTCAACTACTTCCTCAGTTGACTCTTCAGATTCAGCAACAACTTCTTCTGTTGGTGTCTCTTCTTCAGAAACGGTAGTTTCTTCTTCCTTTACAGGTTCTTCAGCGACTACTTCCTGACCTTCTTCAACTTCATCTGAAACTGCTTCTGCAGCCTTAGCACCTTTATTAACTACATCCTTAACTTGTTTAAGAGATGCACCAGGTGTTTTTAGTTTTGCCGAATCATCATCGGTCTTATAATTTTCAGGAGTAGGACCGCCTAGGTCTTCAATAGACGCTTGGCCCGGAGTGGACAAACTTAGCTTCTGTTGAGGCTCGGCAGGTTTTGCTCCTTTGGTTACTGCGTTTTCCATTTCTTGTAAATTGCTACCAACGGACATGTTTATAGATCTGTTAATCTATGTTTATTTATAGAACTTATAGATTTGAGAGAAAATCGTTGAATAATTCGATTTTACGTTCATCTAATAGTTTTTGGTCTACTAACGTATTAATACGCTTTTGAGTATTTTCTGCGAGTTGTTCACGAAGACTTCCACCTTCCCAAACCCACTCTTTTCCTTCCATGATTCCATTCACAAATGCGTCTGGAGCAGAAGGATCGGCAACGATATCAGCAGCAGTTGCTAACTGAAAATCTTCACCTACAACTTTACACCCATGAAGATCTTCTTTTAGTGAACCAACACCACGAGAAGAAACTCCAAGTTTTACACCTTCATCCAAAAGAGAAGATGCAATCTTACCCATAGGGGTATTAAGTATCTGTGCTTTTCCTCTAAAATTATTACCCTCTTGAACAAGTGAAGTGATTTTATGAGAAACACGATCAAGGTTTACAGTTGGACCATCGGGATGTCCCAATTCTCCAAGAGCACGACCTTGTTTAATGAAATTTTCATTATACCTACCAACCTCTTTTGCAAGAGTTGATACAGGATACATTCTTCCATTGCGATTCTTAATTTCGCCTTGAAGAAATGTTCCTTCAATATAAAGCTTTTTCTTACTACCTTTTCCTTCGGTAATAAATTTAACGTTTGAGACCTCTTCGGTAATAAGTTTCATTTGGATTAGCCTCCTACGATTTGAACTTCGCTGATATGGACGTTTCCACTACAGTTAACATCAGCATAAACAACTTTTCTAATTTCACCTGCTGCATCAGTAGCAGCGAGAGTAGCATCACCATAATTTAAAGTTATTTGTTGTCCGTGAATACCCTTTACTGAATCTGGACCAGTAAC